ATACCGGATTGTGTAGTACAAAAGCAATCCCCATAGCAAAGAACGTATTACACTCGTTTCCGGAATTGATACAACGCCCCATTGGTTCTTTGCAATCTGCTGGATAGTTGATAATGTGCTCAATGGATCAAGGTTGAACACGAACAAAAGAGCCAGCAAAATACACATCACCACGAAAAAACGATCTCGGTCGCGCTGAGCGTCTTTCATAAGTGCAACGGTGTCTTTGTAATGATCGTAAAGAATATCAATGTGTTCCATTAGGCGTTGTTTAGAGCCTTAATGATGCCGTCTTGGGTAAAACCGTTAACCCACTGAGCACCGACACCATAGCATTCAATAGGTGCATCATACGACGAGTCCAATTTTACTACGACGATCTTATTGCCAGCGTCAACGCTTCGTTGAATCTCAAAACTTTGCCAATTAGTAAAGCCAATGAGTTCATGGTCTGGATGTTCCTTGGTAGCGTCTATGCCTACGATAACTAAGGTATAAGTTGCTGAGTTGATTCTTTTTGTAAGATTTGCTTTTACAACAGACACGGAGTCTGTATGGATTTCGTCAGATGAAAAGTCACTAAACAAGAAATCCATATTTTTGTTTGCATCCCACGCCTCCAAGAGAAATTTGTAATGTTTGTCTTTGGTGTAGTCAAAAGACACAAACACATGCTTCTTTGCCATAAGTACACCTCTTTCTATAATGGTTAACAAATATTATAACATTGCGCTAGTGTAAAGGCAAGGAGGAGTGTATGTGTGATCATATTTGGAGGGAAACGAATCGAACACATTATTTCGATTATTGGGGATATAAGGTGATTGTAATTTGTTTTGTCTGTAGCAAATGCGGAAGAACTAAAAAGAGAAAATTTTGGTAGAAAAATAGTTTGGCCACCTACTATGTAGGCGGTTTTCTTTTACCCAATTTTCAGAAAGGACGGTGAACGTATGGCAGGATTGACAAACAAACAAGAATCATTCGTGCTGGCGCTCATCGAGGGAAAGAGCCAGCGTGAGGCATACCGCAGCGCCTACAAGGCCGGACGCATGAAAGACGAAACAGTCGATCAGTGTGCGTGCCGGCTGCTGAAAAACCCCAAGGTTTCCGCAAGGTACGAGGAGTTGCAGGCAGCAGTGCGAGGAGAGGCGGAACAGCGCAGCGTTGCGACGGCGGCGGACGTGCTGGAAGAGCTGTCGAACGTCGGCATGGGGCGGGTCCAGTACCCGGCCTACGATATGTTCGGCAATGAGCATCAGCAGTTCCCGAGCGTTACGCAGCGCACCAAGGCGCTGGAGCTTCTCGGCAAGAACTACGGCCTGTTTACCGACAAGGTGAACATGAGCGGCGTGGTTCCTGTCGTAATCACCGGCGGTGATGAGCTTGAAGACTGACAAGCGGATCCTGCGCCTGCCGGAGATCGTCGGGCGCGGCTACGGCACGTTCTGGAATTTCAAGGGCCGCTATCGCGTGTGCAAGGGCAGTCGTGCCAGCAAGAAGAGCAAGACGACCGCGCTCAACCAGATAGGCCGCATCATGGAGTACCCGGAAGCCAATCTGCTGGTCGTCCGCAAGACGTACCGCACGCTGAAGGACTCCTGCTTTGCCGAGCTCAAGTGGGCGATTCACCGGCTGGGCGTTGATGCATGGTGGGCGGTCAAGGAAAGCCCGCTTGAAATGACTTATCTGCCGACCGGTCAGAAGATCTACTTCCGCGGTCTGGACGATCCGCTCAAGGTGACGTCCATCACGGTTGACGTTGGTCAGCTGTGCTTCCTCTGGCTCGAGGAGGCCTACGAGGTCACCCGCGAGGAGGACTTCGATATGCTGGACGAATCCATTCGAGGCGGGAGTGCGCCGGGACTGTTCAAGCAGATCACGATCACGTTCAACCCATGGAACGAGCATCACTGGCTGAAAAAGCGCTTTTTCGATGCACCGCCCGACCCGGACATTCTCGCCATGACGACCAATTACACCTGCAACGAGTGGCTGGACGACGCAGACAAGCGCCTGTTCGAGCGTATGCGGCAGAACAATCCGCGGCGTTACCGTGTCGCCGGTCTGGGTGACTGGGGTATTGTGGACGGCCTGATCTTCGAGAACTGGGAAGAACGAGAGTTCGACATTGACGAGCTGCGCCGCAGGCCGGAACTTCACACCGTGTTCGGACTTGACTTCGGCTATACGAATGACCCGACCGCACTGTTCTGCGGCATGATCGACCGCGTGAGCCGCACGCTGTACGTTTTTGACGAGATGTACGAAAAGGGAATGTCCAACGAACGCATCGCGGAGCGCGTGGCTGCTATGGGCTACGCTAAAGAGCGCATCACGGCCGACAGCGCCGAACCGAAGTCCATCGACCGCCTGCGTGAGCTTGGCCTGTACCGCATTCGCGCGGCACGCAAGGGCAAAGACAGTATCGCCAACGGCATTGACTTTTTGCAGGACTACCGCATCATCGTGCATCCGCGCTGTGTGCACTTCATCACCGAGATTTCAAACTACACCTGGGACACCGATCGCTTCGGCAACAAGATCGGCAGACCCATTGACGACTTCAACCATCTTATGGATGCCATGCGCTACGCCTGCGAGGGCGATATGCGCGGCGCAACATTCAGTTTTGACTAAGGGAGGGACGAGCCATGTTCCAATTCGATCAGACATACGAGGACTATTTGCTGTCCCTCGGCAGAGAAAACACCGATCAGCGCATGACGGACGCGCAGTTCGTCGTGCAGGAGATTCACCGCTTCTGGCGCTCTAAACGCTGCCGCGACATGATGGACGGTGACCTGTACTATCGCGGCAGGCACGCCATTCTGCACAAGCAGCGTACGGCTATCGGTGAGAACGGCGAGCTGATTACGCTGGATAATCTGCCGAACAGCCGCATTGTGGACAACCAGTTCCGCAAGCTGGTCGATCAGAAAGCCAACTATCTGGTCGGACAGCCATTCGTCATTCGTTCGGAAGATCAGGCGTTTGTGGACGCCCTGCGGCCGTACCTGCTGACCAAGAAGTTCGCACGGCTCATCAAGGCGGTCACCCGCGACGCACTGTGCTGCGGCATCGGCTGGCTGTTCCCGTTTTACGACGAGAACGGCGCTCTGGCGTTTCGGCGGCTGCGCCCTTATGAAGTTATCCCTCTGTGGGCGGATGAGGAGCACACGCGCCTTGACGCCGCTATCCGCGTATATGACATGACCGAGTACGTCGGCCTGACCGAGAAGATCGTGCACCGCGTGGAGGTGTACGATGATACCGGCATTCACTACTTCACGCTGTCCGGCGGCAGCCTGACACCGGTCGAGCCATTCTCCGCGCCGTACATCATGGCAGGAGAGCAGGCGTACAACTGGGAGCGCATCCCTCTCATCGCGTTCAAGTACAACGCAGACGAAACGCCGCTGCTGACGCGCTGCCGCTCCATGCAGGACGGCCTTAACGCCATCGAGAGCCAGTGGCAGGACCAGATGCAGGAGGACCCGCGCAACACCATCATGGTGCTGGTCAACTACGACGGCGAAAACCTCGGTGAGTTCCGCAGAAACCTTGCAACCTACGGTGCAGTTAAGGTTCGTTCGGACAGCACGGGCGGCGGTGACGTGCGTACCCTGCAAATCGAGGTCAACGCCGAGAATTATCAGACGCTGGTCGCGCAGTTCAAAAAAGCGATTATCGAGAACTGCATGGGCTACGATGCTAAGGACGACCGGCTCGGCGGCAACGCCAACGAGATGAACATCAAGTCCATGTATTCGGACATCGAGCTGGATGCGAACAGCATGGAAACCGAATATCAGGCAGCGTTTGAGGAACTGATCTGGTTCATCGCCTGCCATATTTCAAACACCGGCGGCGGAGATTTTGAAAATGAGCCGTATGAGTTGATTTTCAACCGCGACATTTTGATTTCCGAATCCTCGGCTATTGCGGACTGCCGGAACAGCATGGGCGTTATCAGTAACGAAACCATTGTGGCAAATCATCCGTGGGTCGATGATGTACAGGGTGAACTTGACCGTCTGGCGGCCGAGAAGGAAGCAAACCTTGACCTGTACGGCAGCTTTGGTCAGAACGTACCGCCGGATGATGAACCGCCGGACGATAAGAACGAGTAAGGGAGGTGCGGCGCGTGCGCAATCGGGAATACTGGCAAAAACGCTTTTCGGCTGTGGAAGAAATGCGAAACAAGCGCGGCAAGTTGACGGTTGACCAGATCGCGCCGCACTTTGACCGAGCACAGGCTGCCATCGACAAGGAGATCCGCGTCTGGTACCAGCGGATTGCAGATAACAACGGCATTTCGCTTGCGGAGGCCAAGAAGCTGCTGCGGCAGAACGAGCTTGACGAGCTGAAATGGGACATTGAGGAGTACATCAAGCGCGGGCAGGAAAACGCCGTGTCGCAGAAGTGGCTGAAAGAGCTGGAGAATGCCTCGGCAAAGTTTCACATCTCACGGTTGGAAGCGCTCAAGCTGCGGACGCAGAACGCCGCAGAAAACGCCTTTGCCGCCGAGCAGAACAGGCTGACCGAACGGCTCATGGACACATGGAAAGAGGACTACTACCACACCGCCTTTGAGGTGCAGAAGGGCTTTTCTCTCGGCTTTGATGTGGCGCAGGTGGACGAAAACCGCGTAAACAAACTGCTGGACATACCGTGGACGGCGGACGGGCAGACATTCTCCGACCGCATCTGGAAGTCCAAGGCGCAGCTGCTCGACAGCGTGAGTTCCGAGCTGACACAGATGTGCATCCTCGGCAAAGCGCCCGATGATGCCATTGCCGCTATTGCAAAGCGCATGAACGTCGCCAAAAGTCAGGCCGGCCGGCTCGTGATGACCGAGAACACTTATTTTGGTTCTGTCGCGCAGCAGCAGTGCTACAAGGACCTCGATGTGGAGCGTTACCAGATCGTAGCTACGCTGGACAGCCGCACGTCCGACATCTGCCGCCACTTTGACGGTAAGGTGTTCGACATGAAGGACTACGAGCCGGGTGTTACCGCACCGCCGTTCCATGTGTACTGCCGCAGCTGCACTGTGCCGTATTTCGCGGATAACGACGAGAACGGTATGCGTGCCGCGAGGGACGAGAACGGAAAGACGTATTATGTGCCGGCAAGCACCACCTACGAAGAATGGGCGAATGCGTTTGCCGGCGGCGGTAATAAGGACTTCTTCCGCAGTCTGGCGGTTCGTGGACAGAAAATCCATGATATTCCGATACGCGAGCAGAATGTCGAGGTGCCGAAAGAGATCTTGTCCGAGGTTGATACGGCTGTGCATAAGCTCTCCAAGGAGTTCCCGTCTGTGGAGGGCAATATCAGCGGTATTCGGTTTTGCGATACGGGCAATTCGATTGCAGCCGCCGCAATCAACCGCAAGTTGGAGATCAATCTAAAACTGAATGAGAGCATCTTCTCCAACCAGCAAAATTACAGGCAAGTACTTCAAAATTGTGCCTCGATGTTCTCGCCTAAGAGCAGTCTATATGACTACTTGAAACACGAATTTACGCATTTTGCTGAATATCAGTATGCAATCAAAAGCAATACAGCGAATGGTGTTCTCAATGAAGAAAAGGCGTGGGACGAGATTGGACGGGGAGTGTACGCTCAAAAGTTGATGGAAGAGGCACTTTCCTCTTGCGGTTTGCCGTATGATGAGAGTATAATAGAGAAAATGATAGGCACATATGCAACAGAAAATGTGTCGGAAGCTGTTGCAGAGGCGGTATCGTCAACTAAGCACAACGCTCTGTGTGATACCATCAAACGCCTCGTGCAGAAGAAGTGGAAGTGATTGAATGCTGGTTATTCCGCCTAAAGAGATTGATGGCAAGCTCAAATTCAGGAACAACGATGTTTTTGTCAGAGATGGTATTACACTGACAGAACATGAAATGGAGCTGTACCGTCAATATCGAAAAGAGCTGCATCGCGCACGTTCTATCCAATTTGAAGAAGATTAAACCACCAAAGAGCAATCTGCGGTGGTTTTCTTTTACCCAAAACTGCATACTCAAACGCTTTACCGATCGGTGAGGCGTTTTTCTTTTGCCGGCATAGCTCAGAGGCAGAGCAGAGCACTTTTAACGCTCAGGTCGGGATTTCAAAATTCCCTGCCGGCACCACTTCGGCGCTTTGGCATTTCCGCCGCAAACCGAAAGACCGCAAACACCGGACTGAACCGGGCAACAAATGTGAAAGGAAGAAAAGACCATGAAAAAAGAAGAACTGATGAAACTGGACGGTATGACTGACGCACTGGCGGCTGCTGTGCTGAATCTCGCCAAGGGCGATACCGAGGGTATGATTCCCAAGGCACGCCTTGATGAAGTGATTGCAGAGCGCGACAACGCCCGTAAGGAACACGCGGACGTACTCAAGGAACTCGGTGCGCTTCAGAAGGAAACCGGCGATGCTGCCGACCTGCGCAACAAGATCAAGTCGCTCGAGGACGCAGCCAAGGAGAGCCAGAAGCAGCATGATGCCGAGATCCACACCCTCAAAGTGGACAACGCGGTAAACGCTGCGCTGCTTGGCTCTGGTGCGCTGAACGTCAAGGCCGCCAAGGCCCTGCTCAATCTGGACAAGGCGGAACTCGCCGAGGACGGCACCGTAAAGGGTCTGGCGGACCAGATCAAGGCACTCCGGACCGCCGAGGACAGCAAGTTCCTGTTCGGTTCTTCTACGCCCAAACTCAAGGGTGCCAAGGCGGGCGAGAGCGGCAACGAGGACGGCGACCATCAGGTAGACACCTCCAAGATGACCTATTCGGAGCTTGTCGCTTACATGGCGGAGCACCCCGACGAAAAAATTAACTGATGAAAGGAAAGTGAAATCGAAATGGCTGAAACCAAGTTTGACAGCAAATCTTTCAACCCGCAGGCGTTCGGCGCGTATGTAAACCGAATTCCGAACACTACCAAGACCGAGCTGGCGAAGTCCGGCGCAGTCGGCGCGAACGAGCAGGCACGCGGTGCCCTCTCGAACCAGACCGGCGCACTGTACGCAAGAGTTCCGTACTTCGGCCGTATCTCCGGCGACACCAGCCAGAACAACGACGGTGCGACCAACATCAACAGCACCGCAACCACCACTTACGAGCAGGGCTTTGTTGTTGCCCGCCGTATGGACGCATGGACCGAGCGCAACTTCTCGACCAACATCACTGCAGGCGTGAACTTCATGGACAACGTGGCCGCACAGATCGCGGACTACAAGATGGAGGTCAAGCAGGCTATGCTGCTGGCGATCCTGTCCGGCGTGTTCGCTATGAGCACCTCGACCGGCTCGGCAATCCAGAAGAGCGCCGCTAAGGCGTTCCTCGACAGCCATGTGTACGACATCACCGGCAAGACCGGCGACGAGGCTATGGTCGGTGCGGCCACGCTGAACGCAGCCATGCAGCAGGCGTGCGGCGACAACAAGAGCGTTTTCAAGCTGGTTATCATGCACAGCGCAGTGGCGACGAACCTCGAGAACCTGCGTCTGCTCAAGTACATGACCTACACCGACGAGGACGGTATCCAGCGCGATCTGTCGCTCGGCACTTGGAACGGCCGTCTGGTGCTCGTAGACGACGGTATGCCGACCGAGGACGTTGCAGAGGACCAGCCTAAGAACATTCCGGCGTACACTAAGTATACCACCTACGTTCTCGGTGAAGGCTCTATCATTCTGGACGACATCGGCGACGCTGTGCCGTATGAGATGAGCCGCGATCCGAAGACCAACGGCGGTCAGGATACGCTCTACGTCCGCGACGGCTTTATCTGCGGCGTGCAGGGTATCTCGTTTGAAAAGCCGTCGTCCATCACGGCATCGGCTACCAACGACGACCTGTCTGCCGGTGCAAACTGGTCGATCATCAACGATGGCAAGAAGGCAATCCCGCACAAGTCCATCGCCCTGGCAAAGATCGTTTCCAAGGGTTAACGCCATGGACGGTATTCTGGACCGCGTATTGCAGCGGCTTGCGTCGTTCGGCTGCACTGCTCCTGATGAATGGGCGGTGCAGTTCTGCATCGAAAAGGTGGAGAACCACATCAAGAACCAGATTAATCGCACGGAAATTCCGGCAGAGCTTACTGAAGTATGGGTAGACCGTAGCTGTGGCGGGTATCTCAGTGCGGCGTATGCGTCCGGCAAGCTGGATCTAGAAAGCCTTGACCTGACAAACGCTGTCCAGTCGGTGAGCGAGGGTGACACGAGCGTCACCTTTGCCGCCGATGCCTCGGACAGCGCACGTCTGTCTGTGCTGATCAGCAGTCTGCTGACCGCGGGAGAGGAGGATCTGTTATGCTTCCGAAAACTGCGGTGGTAAGTGTACGCAAAACACTGGAGCGCGGCTACACCGGCACGTTCACCGTAACCGAGCGGCAGAAAGTTGCCCGTGATGACCACAGCACCGGCTTTGCCGAGGTACAGACAGTCACAGACCAGCCTTGCCGATTGTCGTTCACGACCTCGCCTGCGGCGGGGGACGGCGATACGGCGGCGCTCACGCAGAGCGTCAAACTGTTCTGCGCGCCTGAGGTAAATATACCCGAGGGATCGCGCCTTACGGTTACGCAGAACGGCGTGACCGGCGACTACGCCCGTTCCGGTATGGCGGCTCTGTACGATACCCACGCCGAGTATGTGCTCGAGGCTTTTCGGGGGTGGGCGTAGTGGCACGGTCAAGCGTAAGCATGAACTACGATGGTCTGCGCCGCCTGCAGGAGCAACTTGCGAAGATCGACCAGACGGACGAGTTCTTTAACGCCTGTGCGAAAGAGCTTGCCGCCAGATTGCTTGCCAAAGCGATCAAACGCACGCCAGTTGGCGATTATCGCACGCAAAAGACACGCATTGCCAAACGTGACGGCAAAAAGCACAAGAAAGGCGAGAAGTACACCGTCTGGGTAAAACCTGCATCGGGCAAGACCGGCGGCACACTGCGTCGCGGCTGGACAGCCGGGCAGAATGCGAACGCCAAGGCCTACGCAGAAAGCCTTTCTGTGCAGCGTGTCGGCAGCGACTTCGTTATCGACATCATCAATCCGGTCGAGTACGCCTCCTATGTGGAGTACGGACACCGTACTTCAAACCACAAGAACTGGGTGGAGGGTAAGTTCATGCTGACACTCAGCGCAAAAGAGGTGCAGGACATGGCGCCGCGTATTCTCGAACGCAAGCTGGCGGA